CCCACACTACCTGCGAAGTTATGCCTAGTTCAAGCTGGCCTGATGTCTCAAACTGGAACAACAGACCACCCCGACGTCATCTTCGCGGAACCGGCCGATTTCAAGTCGTCGACCGAATTCCATGCTGCAAGGCTTGCAAGCATGCCCGGCCAGAACATTTCGAAGACTGCCGGTATGCGCCCACCCCTCGACCAGGACAACAACTGGTGGGGGAGACAGGACCAAAGAGCGTACCACCACCGACCAAGTTGGAGGAAACGAAACCAGCACCGCCAGAGATATGGGAAGACGTGGAGGAGCGGGTGTTCGGATTTTTGAAAGGTCGGAAAGCCGGAGCGATGGTGACATCGGCGACGGCACAATCCCTGAATCTCCAAGGCCTGAATTATTTAGCGAAGGAGAAGGACCACCTACCGAAGGAAGCGTCCCACTCGCGATATCAGGCGGATCTCGTTTGGAAAATCGTCTGTCAACTGGTGCCCCCAGGAGAGGACGGTCGAATGCTCACGTCGACGTATCAAGCACATGGCGATTCGATCAAGGCTTACAATCAGGTCTTGACCGACATGGGGGATACGCGACGAGACATGCGTTGGATTTGGGGCGTGGGAGGTGCGATTATTGCGGGAGCCGGTGTAGCGAGTTTAATCAAGCGACCGGGCACCTCGAGCATAATAGGGGGAGGTCTCATGGGTGCTGGGATTGCGGGCTTGGTCGCGTATGGTGTAATGCGTAGCCGAGACGCGCTTCAAGCGGCCCGTGGGATGAGGTGGCTTTAAGACAGCCCGGTGAGGGTACCAGCCGTGTGCGCAGCTCCTAAGACCATGGAACGCGTAGCTGACCGGCATGGTGCCCTAAGACCACCAGACACTAAGGGCTGTGAATCTCGTCGTCGACTCGTCCGTATAGTTCCACCTATATACGGTTTATGGCATTGCTTTACCCATACCAGCTGTATTTGTAATGATACTATAGCGTGTGTAAATCGCGTTGTTGGAGAGGTTCCTCTACCAACGCCAGCTGGTATTAAAATGGTCGAAAAGGCCATCCGTCGCCTGTGGCCCATAAAATCGGTCGCAGCCTTGACACTTGAACAATCGTTGGCTACTTTCAAGGGCACAAAACAAAAATTGTATTTACGTGCTTTCGAATCCCTTCGTGTGGAACCACTTAGAGCGAAGGATGGAAAAATAAAAGCCTTTGTTAAAGCCGAACGATTTGATCCTGCTGAGAAAGA